GTGCTTATGAGACCATCCTGACCGATCCTGATGTCTTGGCCGACTACACCTGTGAGTTCTTCGGTGAAAACGGTCCTTACCCCGTTCCCGATGATGCTCCTGTCTACGGTCAGCAAGTGGGTCAACAGTTTGTACGTCCTGCTGGCGCCCCCATGGCCCCCCAGCGTCCTGAAATGCCTGCTCCCCCGCAGCCTCAAGTTCAAGGCAACCCTGGCGATTTCTGGAATAGCTTCGGCTCCCTGGCAGAACGCGATCCTGCAAATGCTTGGCGTTATCTGAATCAAGCTTCGGCCAACCCCGAAGTGTTCCGTCAGAAGCTCCTGGTGATGGAGTGATACCCGGAAAACAAATAAACGTCGTTTATCGGGAAATTAACTAAACGTAGAATAAGGGGTAGCAAAGGCTGCCCCCTTTTTATTTGATAATATGGCTATTCGTGATAAAGCTGCTGCTTTTCTTGGGCAACTAGGGGCGCAAGTTAATCCAGCCATGCAAACAGTTGGCACCGGTTTAGCGCAGCAAGGTTCTGGCATTCTTCAACAAGGTGCAAACGTACTTGCTGATGCTGGGGACGCAGCTTTTAGGCAAGGTGGGATGATGGGCAACGTACAACTTCCACTGTCAGGCGCCTCAAACATGTTGCATGCAGGTAGTCAGAACCTCCTTAACATGGCCCCTGGTGGACAAGTAGCTCTCGGCTACGGTGGATTAGGTACTGCCGCCGTTCTTGCTGCGGGTACAGCTGCTGCCGGAGTTTCCGCTGCACGTAAAAACAAAAAAGAACGTCTTGCTGGTAAAAACCTAGGTGCCCAACTTGGCGTTCAAATGCCAATTGTTTATTGATCAACTAAGTTTAGAATAGTAAGCAAAGAGTACAGCTCGTTTTTTAATTAAGGTTATAAACATGGCAGGAAAAGCTAGCGTTGGTGATCGGGCCTCTCAGTTCCTTTCGCAGATCGGTACTGCTGGCGGCCCCATCGGTGCAATGGCAGCGCCAAACCTTGTTACTTATGGAGCGGGCAACATTCAAGAGCAGTTGATTGCTGGAAATGGCGATCAATACGCCAGGCAGCGTGGAGCTGGCTCATCCGCTGTGATTGGTTCCCCACATAATCAATCTGCACCTATGCCAGCCAACCTGTCCGATGGGTACTTGATGTTGAACCAACCGGGTTCCCCACTCCCAATGCACGGTTTAATGACCGCACACAACCTCAAAGCTGCTCAAATTACGCAAGATAGTGGGGTTTCCATGGATCAACGTATGATGACCGGGATGATGCCTTTTACTGGGCAACTTCCAATTGGTAATGCTATTGCAGCTGCTCAACAATTGGGTGCAAAAGCAACACAAAAACGTACCAGGAACTAATCATGAACCCATCCAAAGCAAAACAAGCCAAGTCCAAAGCTAAGGCACGGACAAAACAGAAAGCAGCTGATACCGCACAGCAGGCCGCTCAATTGGGAGCCATGCAGCAGCAACAAATGGCAGCACAGGGCTTGACACCTGAAATCCAAGCCCAGAACATTGCAATGCAGGATAGAACTTCAACTGTGAATCCTTATCACCCCATGGGGATGAAACCCAACAACTATTACAACCCCGGTAACGTCATCGGCGGCGGATATGTTCCTGGAAGTTAATAACGGCTATAAGTAAGTTGTTGCTATAATTTTATTAGTGGAACAACTGTTCCATGTGCATAGAGGATCTCCGTCCTCTGGTGTCAGCTAACTTCTTTACGCTGAGTAACCCACATGTTTATTGATAATGATTTTCCTAAGCTGTTAGGTGCGGAGCTTTATCGCCCCCACCCGGCTTACATCGTGGAAATGGCCGCAGAACCTGTGGTCGTTCACGACTTTACAAAGCAGCCCGGCCAGACCGTGCAACTTGACCGGTACCGTTTCTGGGGCAACCCTGGTACCAAGACCAGCCGCGAGCGTACTCAAGATCAAACGATTGGTACCGCAAGCAGCCGGGCTATTGTCAAGGACAAGGTTCTGGTGTCTCTTCGTGAGTACACAGGTCCTGCCGATCCGAACAACGCCAACGCTCCGAGCACCTTCAAGATCGCTCGTGAGACTCTGATGACAGCTCAGCGTCTGCTGCTGGACACCGGGAACCTTAACATGTTCCACCAGTCCATCGGTTCGCTGACCCTGCTTGACGACTATCGCCGCTGGCGTGACCGGGTGTTCCTGGACGAAATGGCCAAATCGGAAACCCGTGGTCAGTCCGGCGATACCCAAGGTGGTTACTACTACCCCAACGGTCACACCCGCACCTCCGGTACCGTTTCTACTTACACCGCCACCGAATTCGCTTCGGAGCGTTATAAGTTCAACGTTAAGACCGACCTCCTGGAAGTGGTTCGCCAGCTGCGCAAGCGCAACGTTCCTGTGTTCCAAGACGGTTACTACCGTTGTATCGCTGATCCCACGTTCATGCGCGACCTTCGTGCTGACCAGGGCTTCCGCGAAGTTGCGCGTTATCCCGGTATGGGCCAAGGCAACCCCCTGATGGGCGCTGGTGGTCCTAACCAAGCAATCTACGGTGGCGGTCAGTACGGCCAAGCCATGTTCGTTGCTGGCGAGCCTGTAATGCCAACCGGTTTTGTGTTTGAAGGCGTGCGCTTCTTCGAGTCCACCAACTTTGCTAACAAGACTGCAACTGTTGACCTTGGTGGTGGCGGTGGTTCACTGACTACCAACACTCCTCCCGGTCTGTTCTTCGGTCCTCAAGCAGTGGGCGTCGGTATTGGCGGTCCTAATGCTCAGGTTCTCATCAACAACAACGATGACTTCAGCCGCTTTATCATCCTGATTTGGCAACTGTACGCTGGCTTCGCCAACCTGAACAAAGACTTCATTACCTCTGCTTTCACCATCGCTCCCTGAGGTAACTAACAATGGCAACTTATAAAACTGGTGCTGGCCAGATCCTCCAGCCAGGTGCTCAGATCAACCGCCTCTCCTCCTTCAACTCTGAAGGTGTGTTTGGTTGGCCCGGTATTTCTTGCTACGAGTTGATTGCCTACGTGGCCGTCAGCAATGCAAGTGGCGCTGCTGCCAGCTTCAAGAGCCTGGATTTGATCATCCCCTCTCCCGATCGTCGTACTGATGACCGTGTTCGTGACAACATCTCGACACTGGTTATCCCCGGCTCTACAGCGGCTCCTTCTTATGTTTACGGTTCTTCTATCGCCGTTGCAAAAGATCTTCCCGCCGGTACAACAGCTGATCCCCTGCCCGGCTTCCCTGCCGCGCCTGTGACTGCTGATCTGAAGTTTACTAACGCTTCGGATATCTTGATGCTCGGTCCAACATCTGGCGGCCTTCCCGTTGGTATCCCTGCCACGCAGGCTACTGGTGTGAACATTGCTAGTGCATGGCTCACCGCTTCTAGCAACACTGTTGCTCAAGGCTCAAGCGCTACCTCTGGTGGCGGTACTACGGGTGGTTTCCTGCCCTTCGTTAGCTCAGTGACTGGCACCATTGCCAACACTGACTTTGCTAACTCCATGATGTACAAGCTGACTGCAGCGACGACTTTCCGCGTCACTACAATCACCGGCCTCACTGCTACCACCGCATCTGGTGGTGGTGTGTACATCTCTGATGCTGATATTGCAGCTGGTAAGAAAGCCTACGTTCTTGCCCGCATCAACTATCTTCAGGCAGCTCCTTCTGTGTCTTGGAATGATATCCAAGGCTTCATCGACTTTGCTTCTCAAGTGGGCGGCGACGACGCCTGATCCGTTTTCGGAATCAACAATCAAGCGGGTCCCAGTGGCCCGCTTTTTTATTGCCCTAGCGCTTTTAGGTAAACCTTGGTATTGTACTGGTAGTCACTATCTCTTACGAATGCTGTACCGGTACAAGCCAACAGGAGCACTCCTTGAAGTCGTCACCATGCACGGGGAAGGAATCCTCATGTGCGTGGATGCGCAAGATGAAGTCCTCTACGTTGAAGAAGAGGACCTTGTCCCTCAGCTGGACGCCACAACTGAAAAGTTACAAGCAGAGGAGCGCTTGACTGGTCAGTTGGAACAAGAAGGTGTTAAACCAGCAAAGCCAACCAATAAGGAAACTTTTCCTCTTGACACCAGGCTCAACATCAATACTGCCAGTGCTCGTCAAATTGCGGACACCCTGCCCGGTGTAGGCTTAAAAACGGCACGCGACATTAAAGATTTGCAAACTTCAATGTCCGGTGAGAAATTTACACGCCTTGATCAACTTAAAACCATTAAGCGAGTTGACTGGGATGAAATCATTACCGAAAATCTTATCCGTGTAGAATGACAAAGTACGTTACACATTACGTACATCAATCATTCACTGTTGTTAAGTAATGCAACTTGACACCTTCCTCCAGTCGAAAGTCCGCTGGCACTTGGGATTCAACAACACATCGATCCCTGCTGGCGACCAAGCTCGATTGGAGGAGGCTGTGAATAATATTCCAGATTCGTTCTGGTATAGCAAAATTGTCGAACAGGTAAGTCGGTGCGACGAAGCTGAAAAGCAAACCGACATGACGGGTAGCGTGAATAATTTTACAGTTCCAAAGAACCGTCTTGAAAACATTGCGGGCGATGTTTCACGTACGATTTCTACTTCAGATTTTAAAGATACCCTAAAAACCTGGACGACAATTTATATATACGAGACGGATCGATTAGCTTCCCATCTCTATGTTCCCAATTACAGAAATCCTGAACAAGCGCGGTACCGATTTAATCGGGAAGGTGCTGAGTTCATCCAAGCCCTTCCTGGTCCAGCTGACGTTTCTGTTGGCACTCGTCTTATGTTCGAAACCGACTTCCGCTAAGCCCAGACCCATGCCACTAAATTCCGCGCAAATTCTACAACTTGCACAGGGTGCAGGGTTTAGTGGTAATGATGCGCAAACAATGGCTGCCATCATTAGGGCTGAGTCCAGTGGCAACCCCTACGCACACAACACAAATAGGGCTACCGGAGACAACTCTTATGGGCTGTCTCAGATCAACATGATCGACACCCTTGGTCCAGCCCGGCGCAAACAGTTTGGCTTAAAAAGCAACGAACAGCTTCTTGATCCACAAACAAATCTTCGTGCCGCCAAGCAAGTAAAAGATTCTTCTGGTTTTGGCGCTTGGACAACATACAAGTCAGGTTCCTACAAACAGTTTTTACCTGAAATTCAAAAAACTGCTGCAGGACTTCCTAACAATCCTCCTACAACACAAACCTCACAGCAAACCACACAACAACTCCCTGGCCCCAACACCTACAACTTTTATTTGAGTGGGGATAATCAAGACACTAAAGATTTTTTAACATCTTATCTTCCTAAAATAACAGGTCAGGCAGCAAAACCCGAATCCATGTTTGACCCACTTTCTCTTTTAAACGCTGCTTTTAACAGCGGTAGTAACTACGGTTTAGATTGATGGCAGGTGTTAACGTCGTTGATCTTGGAAAAGCAGCACAACAATATGGTTGGGTTGTAGGAGAGAACCCTGCTTTTGGAACTGGTCGCGTAGGCGGGCATGCCCCAGGTTCTTATCACTATTCTGGTAAGGCGCTTGACATTACTGCTCCAACAAATGTTGATGTAGCCCCCGCTTTCCCTGGGGGCAAGCCAATTTCGTGGCAACAACGAACCGGCGAATTAACGTATCGTCTAAAGCAGCTAGCAAA